AAACGAGCCGGAAACCGCACCTGCCCACCCTAATGAAAGCGAGGACGACGATATGTTACTACGAAAAGCCACTTTGACCCAAGCCACCCGCCGTTATTTCGGCCTGGTACGCGACCCGTTCAACGATGAAATCAGGTCGGCGGAGGACGTGTATATGACGCCGGATGTGCGCTATGTACGCGAGGCGATGTATCAGACGGCCTGCCACGGCGGCTTTGTGGCGGTGGTCGGCGAAAGCGGCGCGGGCAAGTCCACCCTGCGCGAAGACCTGCAAGACCGCATCAACCGTGATGGCAGACAGGTCATCACCATCGAACCGTATGTGCTGGCGATGGAAGACAACGATGTGAAGGGCAAAACCCTGAAAGCCGCGCACATTGCCGCCGCCATCTTGGAAGCCGTATCGCCCGGCACCCGACCCTACCGTGATTCGGAAGCGCGCTTTAGGCAAATCCACCGCGCCCTGCAGGAGAGCGCGAAGGCGGGCAACAAACATGTGCTGATCATCGAAGAGGCACACGGCCTGCCGATTCCGACCCTGAAACACCTGAAACGCTTTTTTGAGTTGAAGAACGGCTTTGACCGCCTGCTCGGCATCGTACTGGTCGGCCAGACCGAACTGGCACAGAAACTCAGCGAAAACAACCCGGCGGTGCGCGAAGTGGTGCAGCGCTGCGAGGTGGTGACGCTCTTGCCGCTGACCGACGGACGGCTGGCAGGCTACCTGAAACACAAAATCGAACGCGCCGGCGGCGACATCACCAAAATTATGGACGAGAGCGCGATTGACGCGGTGGCCGAACGGCTGACGGTGCGCGGGCGCAGCGGGCGCGGGGTGGAAGAGCACAGCCTGCTCTACCCGCTGGCAGTCAATAACCTAGTCAGTGCCGCAATGAATCAGGCGGCCGAGCTGCAGATGCCGGTGGACGGCGACATGGTAAGGGGGGTGTGAGATGAGTGCATTTTGGAACTGGTTTGTACAGGCAAGCTGCTGGCAGGTGCTCGGCAACGCGCTGACCTTGGCGCTGGCGCTGGTCATCATCGGTATCGGTATCGGTGAAGCGGTGCGTTATATCCGCATCAGTTGGAAAGGATAACAACCATGTGGCCAGAATTAAAAAACGTTGCCCGCCGCGAAGCTCGGAACTGGTTGATTGCCGCCATCGTGGCAGTGGCCTATGCCGCCATGGCCGGCAGCTGTACCCCGCAGCCTGCCGCCCATCGGCAGCTGGTGGGACAACCGGATACGGCAGCGGCACGGCTGGCAGCCAAAGAGCGGCAGGCTGAGAGTGAGGCCGCCGAAGCGGCAGCAGTGTACGGGCGCATGAGCGATCAAGAGCGGATGCGCGGGATTGTGTATGACCCGGTTGGGAAATAAGTGAGGACAAATGAAATGAAAACCTGTTTTAAATTTGGCGACCATGTTCGTTTCAAAGATGTAGAAAATCCGGTATTCGGTGTGGTGTTGGAAGAGGCAAACACACGCGATGAGGTTACTGTGCAATTTATCTCCGAAGAGAAGACAGAGCTTGTCTATAGCGATGATTTGGAGCTTGTTATACATCCCGACACTGCCCGGCTGGATTGGATGATCCTGTGCGACTACCCGGAAGATATGGACACCGAAGACAGGAATTTCGCCCTGCAAGCCGAACGCGAAAATATCGATACCTTTATGCGGCTGGACGCCAAGCAGCAAGGAACGGCAGCATGAAAACCCGTTGCCCCTGCTGCGGCGCTACCGCCAGCCTTGAGGTACTGATTACCCACGATGAGGCGCGCAGTCTGATGGTGGCGCTGGCCGGTATCTCCGACGAGCTGGCCAAAGCCGCGCTGCGCTATCTCGGCCTGTTCCGCCCGGGCGAGCGCGACCTGAGCTGGGCGCGGGCGGCCAAGCTGCTGGGTGAGCTGGTGCCGCTGATTCAGGCGGGCGAGATTACCCGCAAGCGGCAAAGCTACCCTGCGCCGCGCGAAGCATGGATTTGGGCGTTTAACCGGGTGCTGGATGCGCGCGACAACGGCCGTTTGAGTACACCGCTTAAATCTCATGGCTACCTGTACGAGATTATCGCTGGCTGGGCGGGCAATGCGGTGCCGGTGCCGATAGACGGTGGAGCAGTCGTGCCAGTTACCGGCACCAGCAATCCGCGCCAAGCCAGTAAAACCTTAGATGCAGTGGCACAACTGGAGGAAATGAAACATGGATAAGACTCTGCCGAAATTCGCCCGCGACGAAATTCTGACTGGGCTGCAAAAACTGATGATGTTGCGCCCGGACGGCGCACCTCCCAATAGCGGTATCAAGCTGACGGCCAGCGTATGGATGGAAGCGATGGCCTCACTCCCCATCAAATGGGACGAGCAACAGGATGCCGGGCGTATTACCCAGGGTTTTGCCCGACTGCTGGCCGAAATTGAACGCTGGCCGACTCCAAAAATGCTAATTAAAAACCTGCCGCCGAGGAAGGAGCTGCCACAGTTGGAACATAAAAGGCAGCTGACACCGGAAGAGGAAAAGAGGGGGCGGGAAAATTTGAAAAAGATGTATCAAAAAATCGCAAACGTTTTAAAAGGAAAGACTTGGTAAAGGAAGGAATGAAAATGAGCCAAATTGATATGAGCCAATACAAGAAGGACGCACGCGGCAATCTGGTGCCGATTGACAACATCCGCGAAATCGACCTCTTGCGCGATGAACTGGTGATGGAGATTGTCGGCAAAGCGCAGGCGGTGGCCGAGCAGCTGGCCGACTACAAACGTGGGGCGATGGACGACATCAATGCCTTTGTGCAACTGTCCGCCGAACGCTTCGGCGTGGAGCTGGGCGGCAAGAAAAAAGGCAACCTGACCCTACACAGCTTCGACGGCCGCTACCGCGTGCAATACGCCGTACAGGATACCCTGAGCTTCGACGAAGGCTTGCAGGCGGCCAAGGCGCTGATTGACGAGGCGCTGCACGACATGCTGGCCGGAGTGACCGATGCCGACGTGTGGACGATTGTGCAGGCCGCGTTTGCAACCGACAAGGAAGGCAACATCAGCACCGGCAAAGTACTGGGGCTGCGCCGCCTGAAAATCAGTCACCCGAAATGGCAGCAGGCGATGGATGCGGTGGCCGATAGCCTGCAAATCCTGACCAGCAAGGCCTATGTGAGGGTGTACCGCCGCGATGACGAAGGTGATTACAAGCTGATGAATTTGGATATTGCAAAGGTGTAATTATGTGGTTTAGTCAATGTACCGTGTTCAGGCTGCCTGAAACCCCGAATGCCGCCCTGCTGGCCGACAAATTGGCCGACGCACCCTTTGCTCCGTGCGGTGGGTTGGATTGGTTTACCGAGGGTTTTGCCGCACCGCAGAGCTTTACCCCCGAGCTGGTCTTTAAGGTCGAACAAACGATGGGGATTGCGTTAAGGCGGGAGGAGAAGGTATTGCCGGGTAGTGTCATCCAGCGGGCGGTAGGCGAACGGGTGGCACGTATTGAGCAGCAGGAAGGCCGTTCAGTTGGTCGCAAAGAACGGCAGGAATTGAAGGAGCAGGTAACCGATGAGTTACTGCCGCGTGCCTTTGTCCGCGCCACCCATACCCGTGCGCTCTTCGCCGACGGCCTGCTGTTGGTAGACAGCGCGGCAGCCTCCAAAGCGGAAAACCTGCTCGCTAAACTGCGCGAAGCCTTGGGCGGCTTGAAAGTCCAGCTGGCCCACACCCGCCAAACGCCATCGGCGCTGATGACTGAATGGCTGCTGCGCGGTCATGCCGCCGGACGCTTTGAGCTGGACGACATTGCCTCATTGCGAGGCGCGGGTGATGTGCCACCGGAGATATGCATCAAACGGCAAGACCTGACAGCCGAGGAAGTGGCCGGCCATGTGCGCTGCGGCAAGACAGTGAGCGAACTGGGCTTGGTTTGGGACGAGCGGGTTGCCTTTGTGCTAACCAGCGAGTTCACGCTCAAACGTATCCAGTATTTGGACGTGCTGCAGGAAGCGGCGGAAAACCACGGCGACGATGCTGCCGACTTGGCCGCTGCTTCGCAGCTCATCGTGTCCACTAACCTGAGCGCCTTAATCGGCGAGCTGGTTGAATTGATGGGCGGTTGGCAGGAGTAACGATATGGCCACCGTAACCATCATGATTGCCGACACCCCGCGCGGGGTCATGCTGAAAATAACGTCAGACGAACGGCTGCCCGAGCCGGGAGAAGACAGCGGCAGCATCGCGCAAAATCTCGGCCTGATTGCGATGGAGCTGATTAAGCAGGAGTTTAAGGCGGTAACCGGCAAGGAGTTCCGGGCGTGTACCGTCCAGTAAGTAATACCGAGCGGCACGGCCTGCCGCAATTTAAACAGGAGTTAAACCATGACTAAATCAGAGTTAATCAAAGCCATTGCCGAACACGGCGAATTGAGCCGGGCCGATGCCGAAATCGCGCTGCTGGCCGTGCAACACAGTATCACGGAGGCTTTGGCCAAAGGCGAGCGGATAACCCTGCCCGGCTTCGGGACGTTCAAGGTAATCACGACGGCCGCGCGTACCGGCCGCAATCCGCAAACCGGCGAACCGGTCGACATCCCGGCCAAACGCAAAGTGAAGTTCACACCGAACGAGAAGCTCAAAGACTTGGTTAAAGCGTGATGTTCAACCCATGCCGCTGCCACAGTGCGGCGGCATCAGTGGAACATTAGGAGAGTCCAAATGCGTGAACCCAAAGCCCACAAGAAAGCCCGCCTGATTAAGCTCTTGCACGTGGCCAAAAACCAGCTGATGCTGGACGATGCCGCCTACCGCAGGCTACTGGCCAACGTATCGGGCGGCAAGACCAGCAGCACCAAGCTGTCGTTGGAGGAGCTGGAGCTGGCGCTGCGCGGCATGAAGGCGATGGGGTTTGTGGTGACCACCAAGGCACAGGCCGAGAGCGGCAAGCCGGACATTCCGGTGCGCGAGGCCGCAGCCGGGGTAGATGCGCAAATTAAAAAAATCCGCGCCCTGTGGTTGGAGCTGCACCGCTTGGGCGCGGTACGCAGTCCTTCAGAATTGAGCCTGGCTCGTTTTGTATCCCGCATGACCGGTGTGGATTATCAGGGCTGGCTGAGTGTGGACGAGGCCTCACGGGTAATTGAGCATTTGAAAAAATGGAAACAGCGGGTAACGCGGGAAGGAGCGGGAACATGACGCAGGCAAGGGTGGCCGAGCTGCTGTCCGATTTGGCGGCCAAGGTCGGGGAGGAAGTGCATTCTGCCGGGGTGGCGGACAAAAAACAGGCCAAAACCATCGGTAACCATGTGGCCAAACGTATGGCGCGGGAATGGGGCGGACAGAACCTGTATATCCCGCACGGGGTACTGTGGGACATCGACGAGCGCGACGTAGAAATCTTTGACAAGTTCGACGGTACCAATCAAAAAGAGCTGGCACGCGAGTACGGTTTTTCGGAGCAGTGGATTTACCGCATCATCGAACGGGTACGACAGGCTAAAATCGACGCCGCACAGCAGGATTTGTTCGATGAAGGGAAAGGCAAGGGGAGTAAAACAGATTAAAACGCGCACAAGGTCGGTCAGGAACGTTCCTGACCGATGTCTTTTTACGGTTTGGTACGTTTGCTTATCCCGCCACCCGAACGCGCTTAAAACGCAAATTTGGCGATGCCGGCGTCGGAGGTATTTTTTTAAACCCGTTTAAAGGACTTTCAGGCAGCCCATGCCCCATCATTCGAACCATACGAGTGATGGGGATTTTTTATGTTTGAGATTTTTCGAAGTGGCGAGCGCATCAGTGCCGATGGCAGCCGGTGGAACATCACGGATGCCGACGTACAGCGCGCCGCCGAAGTGTACGACCCGAAGCTGCACGAAGCACCGATTGTCATCGGCCATCCGGCTATGAACGCCCCGGCCTACGGCTGGGTGCCGAAGCTGGCGGCTGAGGGCGGCAGCCTGACTGCCGAGTTTGCCCAAATGGATGATGGCTTTGCCGCTGCCGTCCGCGCCGGTCGCTACAAGAAGGTATCCGCCTCCTTTT